AACCGCTTTAAGGAGACCGATGAACAGCTCCCGCTTGACTTTGATTCTGAGGTTAGTGATCTTCTTGATCACTGCGCTCGAATCACAAGTGTTGTCTTTGATGGTTTCGACCACAAAGACATACTACCGCGACATGGTCCAGGGGCAGTGGCAACTGGTGAAAAGGTTGAAGAGAAGTGGAACTTTTCACGTCTCTACAACCAGATTCACCAGGTTTACCCCTATTACGACTATTATATGGTCGGTAGGGGTCGTGAATTGCTGGACCGTCGGGATTGGTATCTTTCTCTTGAACGGTGTGAATCCGGTCAAGCGAAAGTTATCCTCGTCCCGAAGGACTCGCGTGGTCCGCGGCTCATCAGTGCCGAACCGTTGGAATACCAATGGATTCAGCAAGGATTGGGCCGGAAGATGGCACACCATTTGGAAGCGGTTTCTCCGCTTACGAAAGGGCATGTCAACTTCACAGATCAAGAGATCAATCGCAGCATTGCTCTCAGTAGTTCAACTACTAAGAGTTTTGCTACCCTTGATCTCAAAGATGCGTCGGACCGGGTTTCGCTTGCAGTCGTTAGAAGAATTTTTGGCTCTGTGCCAAAACTTCTTCAAGGACTAGAAGCTACCCGTTCGAGTACGACACTTCTCCCCAATGGAGAAGTTGTTACTCTCAGAAAGTATGCTCCGATGGGAAGTGCATTATGCTTTCCCGTGGAGGCTTACGTATTCTGGGTAACACTCGTCGCATCAGTAGTTCGCGCTAAGCACTTGCCACTTAAACAAGTGGTTAGGTCGATCTACGTCTACGGGGACGATATAATCGTCCCTACGGGGTGGGCCGACCTATGCATACAGTCGCTTGAATCAATTGGCTTGGCAGTCAATCGAGACAAGTGCTGTATAACTGGGTCCTTTCGAGAAAGTTGTGGCATGGATGCTTTTAAGGGCATTTCTGTCACGCCTATTCGATTGCGACACCAGTTTACATGGTCACCCCAGGATGGGACGGTCCTATCTGCGTATGCATCCCTTGCAAATCATTTGCAAAAGACGTATCCGCAGGTAAGCTCCCTTATATGGGGGATGGTTGAGAGTACCTATGGAAAGATTCCATATGGTACCTCGAGGTCCTCCTTTCCATGTAAGGAGGTGGCATCACAGGATCGGGCAATCTCGCTTAACGCGGGGTTTCTCCCCTGTCGTGTCAACCGTCGTTTCCAACAGGTTGAGTTTAGGGTCTCTACGATCTCCTCAGTTCGTAGAGAGACTAGCCTTGACGGTTGGACTCGATTGTTGCGGAACATGGTTTCCCCACCAATCGATGAACCATCCAAGGTTGTTCGTCCACGCTCAACTGTAATAAAGCGTGGTTGGAGGGCCGTCTGGTAATCCAGACGACTATCGGGGGGATATGTGTTCACAACACATATCACTGTGCACACGCAGAGG